CGAACTAAACGAAATTAATATGTGGAAAGCTCACATGGAAGCTGTATCATTGTCTCAGAATCAAGAGGTTACTAAACCTGCTGAGAAAACTGTGACTACTACAACCTTCGCTGATAATGTTGGACGAGCGAACCCAACCGTAGAAATCGGATCTAAAAAGACTGCTGCTGCTCAAGGAACTGATCCGTACCCTGACCAAGGAACTAGTACATTGCTCTCACGTGCTGCTCCCATTTACTGGTTCGATTGGAACTCAACCGATCCTGCTGAAGATGTACTTGCCTCAATTGACTTCCCCGACATATTGTTCCAGATCCCAAAAATACAACAGACTCTTGATCGTTTTCAGTATCTCCAAGCTGGAGTGGAAGTCTCTATTCGCCTTAATGGAACAATTGCACACGCTGGTAAACTAGGCGTGGCTTGGGTGCCTCATCAAAAATTTGGAGATACTACTATGCAACCCTTTGATACTATTTGGTCTGCCTCAACTATTAATTTTCACATTATATCCGCAAACACTAGTACAACCGTTGATTTCATTATTCCATTTGTTGGCCCCTCAAACTATTGGAATATGAAAGATGATTCGACTTCTGATGCTCGTGGATTTATGGGACAAGTTGTATTCTATGTTCTTCACCCATTGTCCCAACCTGGTGCTACTGCTGCTGTAAAACTACCTGTAACTGTATATGCTCATTTTGTTGATCCCATTACTTCTGGACTTAGTTTGCGTGAATCTGCTATGGTCAATTACATCAAAAGACAAAAAGCAAAAAGAGATAGAGCTAAGATTGAAACTGGAGATTTCAAAGCACACATGCAAGACGCTTCCACCAAAGAACAGAAGGTTAGATCAGATCAAAATACTCTGGCCTCTGTTGCTACCAATACTATTGGAACTGTCTTCAAGACAATTGTCAAGCCCTTCACTGACTTTGCCTCTGGTGCTTTGGAAAGTCTTGGAACTGATGCTTTAGGAGCACTATTCCTTGACAAACCTACCAGCATTCAAGCTACTTCAAAAATGATTAATTCACCACATACCTCTTTTGCTTTAGCCTCTGGGCAAGATGGAGCTGAAATGCTCGCTATGGACCCACG